TATACTATCTCAACAGGTACTAGCGAAGCGGCGGCAGTGGTTTCGGGCGCGGTAGCGATCATACATCAACAATGGCCTCAGATGACCGGTGCTCATATCGTTCGATTACTAGGTGCGACTGCTAACAAAGATTTACCTGGTTACAATAAAGATGTAATGGGACAAGGTCTATTAGATCTAGAAGCCGCAACTAGACCATATGGTGTAGTTGGTATTCCTACAACTGGTCGTGGTGGAGTGATTCCTTTAAGCGGTGCGTTCTCAACTAACTCATCAGGTGGATTGAGTGCTATTAATAGTAAACTAAGTTCAGTAATGGTCACAGATGAATTCAATCGTGATTACTATGTGAATATGGCACAGACTGCTAATAAAAACTTACCTGGTTATAACGAAGATGTAATGGGCCAAGGTCTACTAGATCTAGAAGCCGCAACCCGTCCATACGGTGTAGTTGGTATTCCTACAACTGGTCGTGGTGGAGTGATTCCTTTAAGTGGTGCGTTTTCCACTAACACATCAGGTGGATTGAGTGCTATTAGCAGTAAACTAAGTTCAGTCATGGTAACAGACGAATTTAATCGTGATTACTATGTGAACATGGCACAGACTGCCAATGCCAAGATGGCCCGAGCAGATTTTCATCCTATCAGCAAAGCTTCATTCTATGAGGACTATAATCCCTATAATAGATTAAACTTCTATACCAATAATGGCAAGGCCGCATTTGGTGAGTATGACGTCAAGATGAACATGAATGAATTCCAACAAACTGCTATGGTAGAAATGGGTAAAAGCGCCAAGTTAAATGCCAAGACTAAGATGCGTATGGGTTTTGGTACAATGAACGAGCGTAGTTCATGGATGGGTAATAATATCAGCGGTGCTCTAGGACAAGTAAGTGGTAGTCTTACACAGTTTATGAACTTCAGTGGTGTGTATAATCTCGATAAGAATTTCAGCGTGTTTGGTAGTGCGTGGATAGGCTATACCAATGCCAATATGGAAACTACCGGACTAATAACTAATGTCGGTGCTACTGAAACTTATAGTTGGAACATGGGTTTAGACTACACACGTGAACAGCATAGCTTAGGTGCTACCTTAAGCCAACCAGTGACAGTGCGTCGAGGTACAGTAGATGTCAGCATTCCAGTAGGTTGGACAGCTGATGGACAAGTGGCTTATGATAGATCAACTGTAAGCATACGTCCAACCACATATGAGTATGATGTTGGTTTATACTACAAATACAAAACACCAACTATGAGTTTGGTTACCTACGGTGAGCATCATATCAACTACTTAAACCAACCAGGCGTAACTAATAATCTATTTGGTATGGCCATAGCCAAGGAGTTTTAATATGGATCAAAAAAGCATAGCATTAGAATATTTCTTACGTTTTTCATGTAAGGATATACAGGCACTGGATCGCGCGATTGGGAGAATCAAGCCCTAGGCAAAGCAGATGTCCTAAAAGTTTATGAAAAGATATTTGCCAGCGTAGATCAAATTTCAGTTACTCCGGGCTTCTTATATGAAGATGGTGATACTGTTATTGCTGAACTGTTAATCAGTATTGATGGAAAAGAACGTATCCTAGTTACGGACATATTACAATTCACAGATGAAGGTAAGATCGTTGGTGTTAGGGCTTATAAAGGATAAATCATGCATTGGTTAAAACGTAAGATCTGTAATTGGTTGGGTGTAGACCGCTACGATGAAGATGATTGGGGTACTGATAGAAGAGATGTAGTTAGTGTGAGAATTAAAAATGATACTCCAGGATTCTTTGATCGTAATCCAAATACCAACTTCCGCATCTACAACGCTACAGGTGGAGTCATACTTGAAGTAAGTCGATGGGACACGACACGCCAGGAATGGAATACTAATATGCATATCATACACGATGATGATGAACATAAAACAGACAGTATCGCTAAGATCTTAACCGTGGAATTGATGAGATGAAAAAATTATATGTAAGCGATCAAGATATCAGAGAATATGTCAACACCATCTCATTCCAAATGTACAAGGATGCATGGCGCCCAGATTATATCGTAGGACTTACTCGTGGTGGACTAGTTCCTGCTGTGTATATGAGTAATACGTTAGACATCCCTATGTGGACATTAAAAGTAGCCCTCCGTGATCATGCCGACACTGAGATTAATGCTTGGATGGCAGAAGATGCCTTAGAAGGTAAAAATATACTTGTCATTGACGATATCAATGACACCGGTGCTACTTTAGATTGGATCGTCGAGGACTGGCAAGGTGGTTGTTTGCCAAATGACCCACGTTGGACAGACGTCTGGGGAAATAATGTTCGTTTTGCTGTGTTATTTGATAATCTAAGCAGTAAATTTAGTCGCAAGGTCGACTACAGTGCTGTAGAGATAAACAAAGCCCAAGAAGATGTTTGGATCGTTTATCCCTGGGAGCATTGATTGACTTTATCTATAATTTCTAGTATAATCATAAGATGAGCAAATTAAAAATATCAGAAATATTCTATTCAGCACAGGGCGAAGGACGCTTCGTGGGCGTACCTAGTGTTTTCTTACGTACATTTGGTTGTAACTTTACCTGTGGTGGCTTTGGTATGAAGGATCGCACTCAGATGAGTACAGAACGTGAGTTTATTGATCCTACAAAATATCGTATCTATGAAGAGCTTCCATTGGTTAATACTGGATGTGACAGTTATGCATCGTGGGATCCAAGATTTAAACAGTTTAGTCCATTATTAACAGTCGATGCAGTAGTTCAGCGTATGCTTGACTTAGTGCCTAGCAACAGTTGGCAGATGCCCAATGGCAATGACACTCATTTGGTCATCACAGGTGGTGAGCCATTATTAGGTTGGCAACGTGCTTATCCAGACTTGTTATCACATAAAGACATGTATAACTTAAAAAACTTAACCTTTGAAACTAATGGCACTCAAGAACTACACGAAGACTTTGCCAAATATTTAAAGCTATGGAATCGTGGTAGCAGAGAGATTACATTTAGTGTCAGTGCTAAACTAAGTGCTAGTGGTGAGAAGTGGGCTGATGCTATCAAACCAGAAATAGTTAAGAGCTATGAACGTGTTGGAACTACATATCTTAAGTTTGTGGTTGAGAAACCTGATGATTTTGACGAAGTAGATCGTGCAGTAACAGAATATCGTCGAGCTAAATTCAAAGGTGTTGTTTATATCATGCCTGTAGGCGGTGTTGTTAGCGTCTACGATGGAAATAAGTTTAACGTAGCTGACGAATCTATGCGTCGTGGTTATTATTACAGCCCAAGGTTACACGTTGACCTTTGGGGGAATTCATGGGGGAAATAAAATGAACATACAACCAAAAGATACAAGCCAAGGACATTTCTGGGTAAGTATAGTAAAGAGTTTAATCAGGATAGCGGCATGTTTCGCATTGTTTCTCGGAAATTATGCTATTGCGGCAATTGGCCTAGCTGTAGCTGAACTATTAGGAATTGGTGAGGAATTGGTTTAATGATAAAAAAATTGATAAAAGACTTATTTGGATTCAAACCAGAACCAGCTACACTCAAAGATACCAAAACAAAAAAAACTCCCAAAGAACTAGCTACCGAACGTGGTGAACCTTGGGTAGAAATACTTAGCATGGATATAGATCATGAAAATCCAGGACAAGGCGCATTTGAACTAGATTGGAACGACAAGTTTGTGTCTAATTTGGTACGTGCTGGTTATCAGGGCAAAACTGATCAGGACATAGTAGACAATTGGTTTAAAACCATATGTCGTAATGTAGTATTAGAGACTTATGAGCAAGAACAAGCAGATCCAGAACTACGCCGTACCAGCAATCGTCGTGACTTGGGTGACGGTAGAACGGAAGTTAGTTAGAGCCCGACATTCTGCACATCGCCAAGCAGATACTTGGGATAAGCTGGGTTTCGCTATCCACGTAACCCTAGCTTCAGTTAATAAGAGTTGGCGTGATCAAAAGGCTGATCACGTTATATTCTGTTTAGAAGGACGCAGTTGGCGCAAGGACTTCTATACTCCTTATAAGGCTAATCGTGCGGTAGCACGTGCGGCACTTACCGAAAGCGAAGCAGAAGAAGACAAGTTATTTTGGGAGACGTTTGATGCCCTCAAAACTTTCATCGCTGATAAGACAAATTGTACAGTTCTGCAACACCCAGAGCTTGAAGCAGATGATCTCATCGCTGGATTCATCCAAGCTCATCCTGACGATCATCACACTATTGTTAGTAGTGACACTGATTTCTATCAGCTACTTAGTGATAATGTCAATCAATACAATGGTATCAGCGATGAATTACATACGCTCAAAGGTATCTTTGATAAGAAGGGCAAACCGGTCATAGACAAGAAAACCAAAGAACTCAAGAAGATACCAGATCCCAAATTTATCCTATTTGAAAAATGTATGCGTGGTGACCCTACTGACAATATATTTTCTGCATTTCCAGGCGTGCGCACCAAAGGTAGCAAGAACAAGGTAGGGCTTGAAGAAGCATACAGTGACAAAGATAGGAAAGGTTATCATAATGGTCAAGAACATCGTGTTCTAGATGATTATGAACGCAATCGTGTCTTAGTTGATCTAACAGCACAACCAGACCATATCAAAGAAAAGATGTGGGACACTATCAAAGTCGCAACAACTCCCAAGAATCAACCCATGGTAGGTGCACAGTTCTTGAAGTTCTGTGGCAAATATGATCTTGTTAAATTAAGTGAAAATGCTAGTGCTATAGGTGAATTCTTGAGTGCAGGCTATCCACAGAAGGAGTCTAAATGAAACCCACTAGAGAAGGTAGACTGTTTACGTTTGGGTGTAGCTTAACACAATACAAGTGGCCAACTTGGGCAGACATATTAGGTCGTGAGTTTAATTTTTTTGAAAATTGGGGATTATGCGGCGGCGGAAATTTGTATATCTTTAATTCTGTTGTTGAATGTTTGTTAAAAAACAATCTTAATGAAAATGATACAGTTTTAATTATGTGGACCAATGTTGAAAGAGAAGACGGGTATAAAAATTATCTATGGCATCAACTTGGCCATATAGATATATCTCAATTGAAGAGAGATAAAAATTTTGATAGTCGAGGATATCTTATACGCGATATTTCTTTGATTTATGCAACAAAAAAATTGTTAGAAACAAATAATATTCCATATACATTTACTTCTATGGTGCCTATTACCAATGCTGATCAATACTCAAGAAAATATATATACAATGCTGATGATGTAGAAGAATTGTATAAGGAGGCTATAAGTTGCATTAAACCTAGTATGTATGAAACTGTTTTCAATTTTGATTGGTCTAATAGACCATTTAAAAAATCTATTTTTAAATCTGGAGAATCTGAAGAAAAACTTAAACATATATACAACACTTATGCTGGGGTAGATTGGCCTTCATATGAAGATTATAAAAATAATAATCTTAGTCTGGTATCTACATCAATTATCAATGAAATCAGTCAATTTTTTAATGCGAAATCTAACGCTTTAAGAGATGATCTTCATCCTAGTCCGTTAGAACACTTAAAATATTTAGATTTAATATTACCAGAATTTTTTGTCAGTAAAGAAACAAGAGAATGGACAATGGACATTGATCTCAAATTAAGATCCGGCACAAATATTGATGATTTATGGAGACGAGACGCTAATAGGCCAAAGAGATTATGATAGCAGATGGTAAGTTTCTAGCCTTAGACTTAGAACTAAATCAACCATCAGGTAAAATAATACAGGTTGGTGTCGCTGTAGGTGATAAACATACACGTTTTGAAGACTATGTGGTCCGTAAATGGTATATAGATCCAAAAGAACCTATCAGTGAATTCATCAACGACCTGACAGGCATAACTGATGCCGACATACGTGCTAACTGTGTTAGCCACGAAACTGTAGCCCGTGAGCTAGGTGAATTGATACGTGAGCATAAGTGTTTTGTCAACCCAGTGACTTGGGGTGGTGGTGATAGTGTGGAATTACTAGCAGAATTCTGCACAAATCATGCGGATTTTCCGCATTTTGGTCGTCGTTGGATAGATGTTAAGACCTGGTACACATACTTGATGCTGACACGTGGTAAAGCACCTAGTGGTGGACTAGCAAGTGCTATGGGTTACTTTAAACTGCATTTCAAAGGCAAGGCACACAGGGCAGACGTAGATGCGGCCAATACTCTGGCACTGTTTTTTACTTTGTTAGAACGTCAAGCCAAATTAGAAAGCATATTGGATTCAGCTAAGAGCATATAATGGAAATATTACTAGCGGCAATTACAGCGGCGTTGATGACTACACAGACGGTGGACCCAGTATTCCGCAACAACAGCCTATACGCTTTTAACATCGATCCCATCAATGGTAGCATAGTGGTCATGAATACCCAGACCGGACATTTATATCGCTGTTCAAAAGATTTTGAGTGTGATGGTGGATTAGATCTCAAACCTAAAGAAAAATAAGAAAGGAAAACTTATGGGAAGAAAGGTAAAAGATTATTGGAATTGGAATAGAATCACTGTTCCTTACAAAAAAGATTGGAGAAAGGCTGTAGACTCTGAAAATTTTTTAAAAGAAGCAGCTAATGACAGAGAATATCATATTACTGTAACTACAGAATATCCTAACGGCACAAAACGTAGTAGATATGATATGAAACATATAACAGCATATCACTATTATGTAAAAGATGAATCATTGGCAAGTTGGTTTAGTTTAAAATATGCTTGACTTCTATCAAAAATCTAAATATAATATAGTATGAATGAAGAAATCAAAAAACTAGCAGAGCAAGCAGGTTTGCCTACACATATAGGTTGGTGTTATGGTAAAAACATCGGACACTTCTATCGTTTGGTCGGTGAACGCTGTGCTGACATGTGCGGCAGCCAAGCTGATCAAAAGAACATAAGACGTCATTTTGGATTAGACTATTACGATGGTCCTACGCACTATCAAGATACTAGATATAAAGAAACACAGTACGACTGGAGTAAACATTACATCGAGGAAAAGAAATGAGTTGGATCATAGACAAAACGTTTGAATTCTGTTATGGACACAGAGTTTGGACACAGAAACTAAATGGTGAATATGCGGCAGACTTGAAGTGTGCTTGTCGTCACCTACATGGACATGAAGGTAAGATGCAGGTATATCTTAAGAGTCTAGATGGTAATTTAGATTCCACTGGTATGGTCACAGATTTCCGACATTTAGAATGGTTGAAGAAATGGATCAATACTTACATCGATCATCAGTTTGTCTTAGATAAGAGCGACCCATTATACGGTCAAATCATTGGTGATCGTAAATTGATCCCAATATATGTTCCAGATACTACTCATGTAGCAGGATATAATCTTTATCTAGGTGACTTAGAACACGATACACCAGAGTATGAATACTATGAAGGATTCTTTGTAGTAGACTTCGTTCCTACTAGCGAGAATTTATCAGCTTGGATGGCGGATCTAGTAGATGTAAAGATGAAAAAACTAAATGTAACTGTTGACCACATTGATTGGTGGGAAACTCCCAAGAGTCGTAGTGTATTTTATAAGTAATGAACGATAAAAAAATTCTTT